ACCACCGCATAAGGTTGTAGATAATAAAAGATTTACCAGAACCCGTCGGCGATAAAAGAATTGCTCTTTTGTTATGGATGCCATGAGCGATCGCATCATACTGGTAATCCCTCACATCATAAGGTGCTTTGAGAGATGCAAGATATTTTACCAGTTCTTGGTGATTAACGTGAATTTTTTCTTCGGGGTGTCCGACTTCAGGATTATCCAGAATCTGTAGAGGATAAAATCTGTCAGCACAAAACTTCTTAAGGTGTTGCCAGAGACCAACATTCAGTTCTTTGGTCATTTGGTTATAGAGTCTTACCTTGCCATCCCAGACCTTTCTTTTGTATGCAGGCATAAACTTATACCCAGGAACAAAGAACGAGAAATATTCTCGGAGTTCCTGGGATTGCGCTGCATTACAGTCGATGGCAAGCATCGAGTGATTTAGCATTTTCACTCGAATAGTGTTTTCCACTATCTACCTTGTCCTCTATATCGCTTCCAGTTGCGTCGTTTGTGCTTATTATTAGGACAAGAGTTATGAGACATACCAATAGAAGTGCGCTTACCAGTGCTATTATTGTGAAGAACAATTTTCTTATTTTCTTCTTTCTTAAGTTTTGCCATTTTACGCTCCTGCCTCGAACTTGCGCCATTCAATTATGTTCTTGACAGTCTGATGGCGCCATTTCAAACTATCAACAATCTCAGTTAGGGTATCTATAATCGTCTTAAGATAAACGATTCGCTCTTCGCTACGCTGAATCTCAGGATCAGAATCGTAGTAGTGATCCATCTCACCTTTCAAAATTTTAAGACCATTAAACGGGTCTGGTTCCCATCCTTTTGAATGAAGTTCTTCCTGACTCATTTTACCGTTATAGTATAACCATTTTTCTTTCAAAAGAGATTTCTGAGAATGCTCTGCTCGCTTTAGTTGTAACTTAGTTAGCGAGAGATATTGCAGATATTTGGCATGAAGTGCCGGAGTATTTCTAGAAGTTTCGTCAAGTTGGTGCTTAGGGATCACACAATCATCTTCCCATTCTTTGAGAATGGACTCAAGGTCGAGCATCATCTATCTCCATTATTTAAACAATTTCAAATTTACTAAATCTAAATCCTGCATCGAATGTTATATATTCAACCCCTGCTGCCACAGCATTGAACTGAATCGCACTAACATTGGTTGGTAAGCAATCTCTATATCTAAACTGTACATTCTGATTGTTATGAGAAGTTAGAACGCTCAGAGTGATGTCGGCATATGTAGGCGCAGAACTTGGTGGAACATCGGTGTTATTTTTCTGCCCTTCGAGCGACATCCTTTCTAACCACGAGTACATTTCTTTATAAGATTCCATGTTCTCGTCTAAGATAAGAGTCATCAAAAGTTCGTCGTATCCTAGTTTGTCTCCAGCGAGAGGAACACTACGAATATTGAACGTTGGCAATTCAACAGAAGGAATAGATACTCCTGGATGAGTAACTGCCTGAGCGAAATACTCAATATTAGGATAATTCTTTCTACTGATAACCACCCTGAACCCAGTAGGTTGCAAGTAATTTTTATTTGACGTAAGGGTTGCCATATTCGCTCCTATGAGGTATACTTCTATTTATATGTTATCCAGAGGTCCACATGAAGAAACTCAAAACCCCGCTTCGTTATCCTGGTGGTAAGTCTCGTGCCATGAAGTTTTTGCTCTCCCCGGAGAATATGCCCGTAAATCAAATTAAAGAGTATCGCGAACCGTTCCTGGGAGGCGGTAGTCCAGCAATTGCATTCAGTAAATTATACCCCGAAACGCCTGTCTGGGTCAATGACAGATACTATAATTTGTTTTGTTTTTGGACAGTCCTTCGCGACGAGGGCGCTGCCCTCTCCGAGTATTCTCTTAAAATGAAACTGGATCACCCGAATCATGAGTCTGCTCGAAAACTATTTGACGAGTGCAAGCAATCCATCAACTATCAGTCAGACCCCTTTGAGATTGCCTGGCGTTTCTTTGTTCTAAACAAAGCATCATTCTCTGGTCTTGGCGAAAGTTCTAGTTTCTCTAAGATGGCATCCGACAGCAACTGGTCCGTGACTGCTTGCGAGTCTCTCAAATATTATAGCAAACTGATTCAACACTGGAAGATTACTAACCGAAACTATACTTCACTCCTCTCCGACGACCCTAATGTGTTTGTCTTTCTAGATCCGCCTTATGATATCAAGTCCTCTCTCTACGGAAAGAAAGGTAATATGCATAAGGGGTTTAATCATATGCAGTTTGCCGCAGAACTATGCGCTCGTAAATGTATGATGATGGTCACCTATAATTCCAATGAGCACATTCGAGATTGGTTCAAGGGGTGGGATCAGCGCGAGTGGGATCTAACTTACACCATGCAAAGCAAAGGTGCCTACCTTCAAGAGCAGAAAGATCGTAAAGAACTTCTCTGCCTCAACTACGAAACTCCGAGTCTTGCTGTTTTAGATGCATAAAAAAGGGGGACCGAAGTCCCCCTTGAAGTGCGGCAGGTGAACCCTGCTCTTTTTAGAATGCTTAGGCGAGGATGTTGTCGACGCGGAAGATTCTGTAGTACTGGTTGCTCTTGGCAGCAGCAAGACCGTTGGCAGGAGTTGCACCAACGAAGGGGTTGGAAGCCATGCCGTACCGAGTCTTGAAACCAATCTTCGGTTGGAAGGTATCCTCACCAACTGCTTTGACCATCTGGAGCGGAACATACGGGCAGTAGAAGATACCTGCATCGTAAGCATTCGTGCCCTTGTAACCAACTGTGACGTAATCAGTGGATGCATACGGGTCAATGTAGACGCGCATACGACCATTGAGGACACCAGCGAAGGTGTTGCCTGTGTCATCAACCTGGAGGTTGGTGGACATGGCAGGGGTGTAGTCGAGCATGCCGGAAGCAGCGAGTGCCGTAGCAACGTCGGACGAGCAGACGAGGATGTTGCCCTTGCCGCGACGTGTCTCTTTGGCGATAACGTTTGCTTCGCGATCGAGTTGAACAACGAGACCCTTGAACTTCTCAGCGGACCAACGACCATCAGCATCGGTGCTGAGGTTGAAGATACCCTTGGTGGCGACGTTGGACTGGAGGCAACCCGTCTTCGCCTGAGAGTTCATGGTACGGATGACTTCGCGGTTGATTTCAGCAAGGATTTCCGTGCTGAGGATGTTCGCGAGTTCCGTCTCTGCGTCAAGACCGTGGATTGCCTTGAGGTCTTGAGCAAGTTCGAGCGAGTACTCTGCTTTCAGCGCACGAGAAACTGCCGTAACAGTTGCTTTCTCGATCGTGAAACCCATCTCGCGGAATGCAGAACCACCAGTCGAACCGAGTGCTTCAGCGTCTGCTGTGGGCATACCAGTAGCAGTAAGAGCAGTCAGACGATCATCGTTGACCGTGCTGTCGCCATTGCTGTCGGTGACACCGTTGAAACCAGAAGCATTGTCAGAATCGTGCGTCCCGGAGGAATCGCCAGAGTACTGAGTCTCTGCTTCGTTGAAGAGTGCTTCACGGCTGGAGGTCGAACCTGCACCGTAACGTGCCTTCATCGCGAAGATGAGACCAGTAGGACCGGACATCGGCTGAACGCCGCAGATGTCGTATGCCATCAGGTTAGGCATAGCGCGACGGACGAGGGAGATCAGGATGGGATCCCAAGTACCGATCGAACCCGTGTTAGCACCTTGAGGAGCTGCCTCGGAGAGGAAACCGTACTCTTGAGAACGCTGCTCACGGAGAGCGCGCTCTTGGTTCTCAAGGATAGCAGCAGTTACAGCGCGTCGCTGATGATCTTTGATCTCGCCAGCGGACGATTCGTTCAGAACCGGAGCCCACTTCTCGATCAGTTTATCGAAAGATTGTTGTTCCATGGTTAGAGTTCCTTAATTATTATTGCTTAGGAGCGGTTTTACGAATAGCGCTGATATAGTTTTCCATTACCGAGGAAACTTCGAATTCCGTCTCTGCTTCTTCTTCGATAACTTCAACATCTGCGCTAATTTCTTTGGAGAAGTACGACTCTCTAACAGTCGAAACTTTGGCAGCGAAGGATTCTTCGTCTTCAAAGTCAACGTTTTCAACGAGAGACTTCAACTTCTCGATCTGAGTTTCAGCGAGACCACGGCATGCTTCTGCAATAACTGCATTGCGCTTGTAAGTCTCAAGTTCCTCAGAGAGCTTGATTGCATCGCCAACCGTCGAGTTGAGTTTTTCTTCCAACTCTTCGACTTGCGAAGCAAGTTCGTCAACTAGATCGACCTTGGTGTCAGGAACTTCAATGTAGGACTCAACAAAGAGATCCTTCATCTTGTTCATGAACGTCTCGGCGATTTCAGTACGGAGACCGTTCTGAACCGCGACACGATTCTCTTCCATCCAAGTTTCAACTACGTAGTTCAGGTAGCTGTCAACTTTCTCAACGAGTTCATTTCTAATTGTAGAAACTTCCTCAGAAAGTTCTTCCTGATACTGTTGCTCGATTCGCTCAACTTCTTCAGCGAGCTTCGACTTAACAGCTGCCTCAAAGATTACAGCAGTTTTGGACTTAAACTCATCAGAGAGAGTTGCCTCAGACTCAACCAGTGCGTTCAGTTCAGCAGTCGTGTCAACAGTCTCAGCGACCATTTCTTCTTCTGCGTCAACTTCTTCACCCATCATCTTACCGTATGCCGCTTGAAGATCTTGCTTTTTCATAGCATTCATCTTCCCGTACATAGCACTGATCATTCCTGCCTTTGTTTTGGGCACAGGGGCTTTGCTTGTAGCATCTGCAGCTTTGTCAACCGAAGCAATAGACTCGGGT